AATGCATCAGCTTATATTTATTGGTGGTTAGCTGTTGGCTCAAACTACAACACAGGAACGCTTAGAACTACTTGGACAAATAATGTTAGTGCTGATTTTGCTGCTGGCTTAAATGTTAACCTAGCAGATAGCACAGCTAATGAATGGTACATCACGGGCATACAGTGGGAAGAGGGCGATGTAGCCACGCCCTTCGCGTATGAGGACTACTCAACTACGTTACGCAAATGCAAAAGATTTTTTCAAAAAATACCCGGAAGATTATTTGGAGGCTATGGTGCAGGAGCCGATTATCTACAGTGGTATTTTGATGGCGAAATGAGAGCGCAACCCACGATAACAGGTGTAACGTATGGAACAGTTGATATTGATGAAGGTGATTTTACTACGGCTCATCAAATATATAACGCATCTCCTAGCAGCTACGCCCAATATGCACAAACAGCAACAGCAGATGCGGAGATATAGATGACTATTACCAGCGCAAAATACACAAAAAGCAGACAAGGCAACATCAAGAACATTAGAGCTACTATTGATGGAGTAGTTAGCGATGTCCCAATGAATCCAGCCAACCGTCACTTCGCAGAAATCATGCGCCAAGTAAACGCTGGCGAACTAACCATAGCAGACGCTGACTAATGTTCGGTGAGTTGGCATTATCCGAAAGAGCTATCGCTTCCCAAGGAGTAATGCTTTTTGGTTCTGAAACTTTAACCTCTGACTTTGAACTTTCGGGCAACGCCACGCCAGTTTTTACAGGCATTCTTGAATTAAGTGGCACAATGGATATCACAGCCTCTATTGGTGTAGGCATTATGTCTGGTGTTTTGACTGGTGACATAAACTTCACCCAGACATCTGATGCATCTGCCATACTCTCTGGCGCACAGGAATGTATAAGTAGCTTTGAGAGTAGCGCAGCAGCAAACAGAATAAAGGTTACAGAAGCCTCTCTAGACTCGTTCTTTACACTGTCATCTGATGGTTTACGCCTGGCGAGTGGCGCTAGTACACTAATAACTTCTTTTACTGAGGAGTCAGCAGGAAATATAACGTCTGTAGGTGCAGCCGAATCTTCAGCTAACTTTACTCAGGACTCTGCAAGTATTGTAATTCGGTCTGCTTTATCTACACAGTCAGCTAATTTTACGCAGTCAGCCCTTGGCAGTTTAGTCATGCGGGGAGTAGTACCCGCGCAAAGTTCCTTCACTCAGTCTACCTTGGGTATGGCTGTGTACTCTGGTATTAGTGGTCAAGAGTTCCTTTTTATCCAGACAACAGATGGGGCCGTGTTGTGGACCACTCTTAACACAAGTAGCCCAGCAGAAAATTGGACATCTATGGCTTCCTCTACGACAGAGAATTGGGTTGACCTGTCAACTTCGACTAACGTTGAAAGCTGGAATAACTGGCTGAGATAGTTCAGCAGTATCAGTTAACGGTATGATATATTAAAATAAGGAATCTGCCTCACCTAAAAGTGGGGCTTTTTTATTGGGGATTGTAATGGCATCAACATACACTAACATTGGTTTTGAAAAACAAGGAACGGGCGAAAACGCCAATTCTTGGGGAGATATTACTAATACCAATTTTGATATGATTGATGAGGCTATTGCTGGCATATATTCTATTTCATCCAGCGCCACATCACAGACTGTAACTGCCCCTTCTGATGGAACAGCCAATCAATCTACGAGATTTGCTACATATAAGTATTCGGGTTCCCCGTCAGGAGCGGTAACAGTAACCCTTCCCGGCAGCGTTAAGAAAATAATAAACGTTATAAATGGCTACAGTCAGAACATAACATTTCAGGTTGGTAGCAACTCTGTTACCGCTACAGTCTACGCAAACTCATCGGGAATAATTCATACAGACGGTGTTAACTCTGTTCATTCTCTTTCAGAGGGTTCGGCTAATCAGCTTCGTCACAATGGAGTCACCAAAGCGCAAGCGGTATCAGGCGGTGTTGACGTGACTGGCATATTAAATGTTTCATCGAACATTGTAGGGTCAGGGACTTTAGCTGCTGGAAACACAACTATCACTGGTACGACCGACATTACTGGCGACCTTGATGTTGACAACATAAACATAAATGGAAACGCAATAACCTCCACAGACACCAACGGGAGTATAACAATTACCCCGAATGGAACTGGCTCAGTTGTTTTGGATGGAAATAATTTTCCGCAAGGACAAGGTTCAGCCAATCAGGTTTTGACAACAAATGGTTCTGGTCAGTTAAGCTGGGCTTCGGCATCAAGTTCTCTTGGCGGCAGCTTAAGCCTGACTGGTGGCAGCGGTTGGTCAATCTCTGTTGATGGAAGTAACAATCTGGTCTTTACATATGGGTCTTCCACTGTAGCTAAAATTGCTTCAAATGGCGCGATAACCAGTGAAGATGATATCTCAGCATTTGGTACAGTCTAATGGCGTTACAGTCATCTGGGTCTGTAATTAAAATGAGTCAGATAGCCACGGAATTCGGTGGCTCTGCACCACATTCGCTAAGTGAATATTATAAGAATGGTGGTTTAGTACCGACTCAAGCGATAGAGACTGTCACTGCATCCAGCCTTGGTGGGAGTAACTCCAACCAGCCCGGAGCGAGAACCCCTCAGTTTGGGGGACATGTTCCTCAGATAAACACTCAAGGTCGTTTGTACACACAAGCACTCTGGGGTGACAACGGCAGCACCATAACTATGGACAGAAACTTTACTGTCGATAAGACTGGAACATATAATTATTACGTTGGTTATTACATACAAGGTAGCGGAACAGCCACCGTAACTATGTATGTAAACGGTAGTCAGGTTCGCTCACACAGTCTATCTGTAGGTTACAACACCACGACTTCAGCCACGAACACTCTCAGCGTAAGCTCTGGTCAGGTTATTAGGACTGTTGGCACTGGGCCGTCTTCTGGGTGGGCTGTAATATACGTTTACGTTGGTGGCAGTAGCTATAACAATAATACTTTAGTTGTTTCCAACAACTCTAACTTGCCAACTAGCGGTCTCATTTCAATGTCCAACTTTTACGGGTCAGCAGCATAATGCCATTAGCTACGTTAAAATTTGCAGCAGGAATTGTAAAAGATGACACAAGCTATTCCTCTGAGGGTCGATGGGTAGACAGCGACAAAATACGCTTCTGGAATGGCAAGCCAGAAAAACTGAAGGGCTGGCAGAAGTTAAGTCAAAATCAATTTAGTGGCTCTTGTCGTGGGCTTATTCAGTGGCGTGACAATAATGAATCCGCACTAATTGCTGTAGGCACACACACGCACCTTTATATATACAAGGGCGGCGTACTGTATGATGTGACCCCAGCAACAGCCACAGGCAATTTGAGCAATGCTTTTGCAGTAACGAGCGGCTCAAGCGTTGTGACAATAACTTCAAACGCACATGGACTAGTCACTGGTAATCGTATCATACTGGGGGCCGCTAACTTTAGCGGTATAACTTGGGCGGCAAGCACAGAGTTTCAGGTTACTGTCGTAAACACAAACTCATTTACTATTGATGCTTCACAACCCCTGACTGCTGGGGCAACGCCAAGTGGTAACGCATCCGCTACAGCCTCTAGCACAGGCGGGACAGTGTCTTACTCCTTTCTTCTTAACCCCGGTCAGGCATCGTCTGTGTTTGATTATGGTTACGGAGTTGGAACATGGAATACAGCGAGAGTTGGCGGCGGTTGGAATGTTCCAGCCAATACAACTGGTGTTGAGGTTGATGCAAGAACTTGGTCCTTTGATATTCTGGGTGAGGACTTGGTTGCATCAGTAATTGGTCAGCCATTGATACAGTGGGATGCCAGCAACGGTGTAGGCAACAGAGCTTTCTTTATTAACGATGCATATACAAGTGACTCAGCCACACCAGATACAACCCGTGGTGTTATTGTATCCACACCTGACAGACACCTAATTGCACTTGGGGCTGATGACCCCTTAACAATTGCCTTTGCAAGCCAAGAAACAACAAACACTTGGACAGCCGCTGCAACCAATACAGCGGGTACTCAACGGATTACTGGCGGCTCCAAAATTATTGGAGCAAGAAGAACTCGCGGTCAAATATTGATATGGACTGATACAAGTCTCCATTCGATGACATTCAGGGGACCACCCTACACTTTTGGATTCAGAGAGCTTGCTACTGGATGCGGTCTCAGTGGCCCACTAGCAGCGGTTGAGGTTGGCGGTATTGTTTACTGGATGGGCATAAAGCAATTCTTTGCCTTTGACGGTTCGGTTAGACCGTTAATCGGCCCTGTAAATAACTTTGTATTTGAGGATTTGAATTCAGTTCAAATTGAGAAGGTAGTTGCTGGACTAGATAAAGAACACAGTGAGGTGTTCTGGTTCTATCCAGATGCAAGCAATAACGAGAACAATAGATATGTTAAGTATAATTATCGTGAGAACGTTTGGGATGTTGGAACCATGTCACGCACGGCGTGGTCAGACGCTTCAACCTTCCCGAACAACATTGGCGCAGGAACAACAGGATACCTGTACTCACACGAAATCGGGAATGATGACGATGGCACGGCGATGGACTCGTTTATTACAAGTGCCGACATGGATATCGGAGATGGTCAAGAAGTTATGTTTATCCAACGTGCGCTTCCAGACCTCATCGTTGACGGGACAGCAAAAATATCCTTCTCCACCAGAAAAGACGCTATGTCCAGTACTGCAACTAAAGGACCATTTTCAATCACCCCTACTACGACAAAGATTAATCCAAGGGTGCGAGGACGGCAACTGTCTATCAAGGTTGAATCAGATGCGGTCGGGACTAGCTGGCGGCTGGGCCATACGAGAGTCGATATGCAGCCAGATGGTGAGAGATAATGGTACTGCCTAGACCAATGGACAACATGCAGTACTGGGGTGATGTACTGATAGACGAACTTGAAAACGAAATAGAAAAGATTAACCAAGCAGCCAACACAGGTGACCCTGATGTTGGCTTTACTGTTTCTAACTTTACGGAAACAAAAACTCTGAACGCAGGGACTGCAAGCACTGCTCAAGTTGCTGCCGTTCTAGCAACATTAATTAAGGCCATGAGAAACAAAGGGATATTAGCATAATGTGCGTCATACAACGTGGGATGAGAAACGGCGGTCCACCCCTCACCGCAGATATTGCTGGTCAGGAACATATGCTGGCCTACATTACACCTCAAGAAGGTGGGATGCTAAAAGCCGCTGG